TGCAGGTATGTTAAAAGGATTTAGTGCTAAGAAAGTTTCTAAAACCAATAAGAAAAAATAATGTCTAATGGCTACTTCAGGAACTACATCATTCGATTTAGACATAGACGATATTATTGAAGAAGCCTACGAACGTTGTGGGGTTAGAACTAACAGCGGATATAATATAAAATCAGCAAGACGAAGTTTAAACATTCTATTTTCTGAATGGGGAAATAGAGGCGTTCATCTTTGGAAGGTAGAATTAAAAAATCAATTATTAACTGCAGGAACTGCAACTTATGCAACTCCAGCTGATTGTAGTGATGTATTAGAGGCTTATGTATCTACTGCTCAGACTATAACTCAAACAACAAACGATATTTCTTTAGATAAAATTGATAGATCTGCATATGCAGCTCTTCCTAATAAAGGACAAACTGGTCAACCTTCACAATATTATGTAGACCGTCAAATTAATCCAACTATTACATTATATTTAACACCTGATGCGGTTCAATATACTTTTTTAAAGTATTATTACATTAGCAGAATTCAAGATGCAGGAGATTATAATGACCAAGCTAATGTTCCTTATAGATTTTTACCATGTATGATATCTGGACTTGCTTATTATCTAGGACAAAAAGTTTCTCCTGATAGAGTACAAGGATTAAAATTAATATATGAAGATGAAATACAAAGAGCTCTAGAAGAAGACTCACAAAGAACAAGTTCTTATATTTCACCTTATACTTACTTTGGAGATGGTATCTAATGGCATTTGCAAGAGGTAAAAGATCATTAGCTATATCAGATAGATCAGGAATGCAATTTCCATACGTGGAAATGAAGAGAGAGTGGAATGGTTCTTTTGTTCATTATAGTGAATACGAGCCAAAGCAACCTCAATTAGATCCAAGACATCATAAAGCAGACCCACAGGGACTTAAAAATGCTAGATCAGATACTGTTCCAGGTGGAGGTTTATTACTACAATTAGATTTACAATATTGGCCAGGACAATTTACATCTATTGGAATGCAGCCTGGAATAAGTGGAGATGTTATTAATTCAAAAAGATCTGCTTACAGTTCTGTTGGAAACGTAACTATTATTATAACATGACATACGCAGAATTAGTACAAAAAATTAGAGATTATACAGAAGTAGATTCAGGAGTTTTAACAGCTACTATTGTTAATGGATTTATTAGAGATTCTGAATTTAAAATATTTAGAGAAACAGATGCAGACTATTCTAGAGAATATGCTACTTCTACATTTACAGCTAATAATAAATATTTAGTTTTACCCAATTCATCAGGATCTTCAGGAAGCACTACTTCCAGAAGAGCTTTAATTGTAAGATCCGTAGTTGCAACAAATAGCTCAAATATTCAAGTCGCTCTAGAACCTAGAGATGATACTTTTATTACTGAATATAATGCAGCAGGTTCTACAGGATTCCCAAAATATTATGCAACTTTTAGAGAAGATGCTATTGAAGTAGCTCCTACTCCAGATTTGGCTTATGTAGTAACTTTAGATTATGTTTATACACCAGATGGTTTAAGTGCTTCAAATACAACAACTTACGTAAGTGTAAATGCACCAGAATTATTATTATATGCATGTTTAGTGGAGGCTTTTGCGTATCTAAAAGGTCCGATGGATATGTACAAACTGTATCAAGACAAGTATAATACAGCATTACAAGGATTTGCGTTAGAACAAACAGGTAGAAGACGCAGAGACGAATTTCAGGATGGAGTGTTACGTATCAAAATTAACTCACCATCCCCATAACAACTATAAGGAGTACAACATATGGCAATAACACAAGCAGTGTGCAACACTTTCAAATCAGAGATTTTAGGTGCTGTTCACGATTTTGATTCAGGTTCGGGACAAGTTTTTAAATTAGCACTTTACTCATCAGCAGCTACACTAAACGCTACTACAACAGTATACTCATCAAGTGATGAAGTTGGAAATACTGGACAGTATTCTGCAGGTGGAGGAGTACTAGCTTCTCAACAAGTATCACTAGATGGTTCAGTAGCAATCGTAGATTTCGCAGATTTATCTTTTACAGGAGTAACACTTACTGCAAGAGGAGCTTTAATTTATAATACATCAGCTTCTAACAAATCAGTATGTGTATTAGATTTTGGTAGTGATAAAACTGCAACATCTGGAACATTTACAATTCAATTCCCAGCATTTACATCTGCAGCAGCTATCTTAAGAATAGCTTAAGGAGAATTTATGTCGGCTCCCTGGGGTTCAGGCGTTTACGGTATAGGATACTGGGGAGAAGGCAACGAAGACGCTACAGTAACATTTGAAGCGTGGGGTCAAGGCACTTGGGGTGCTAATGCTTGGGGGGTTGGTTATATAACCACGGCTCTCGGGACTACTACAAGTTCTGTTTCAATTCAAATAGATAATAATGTTTCAATAACTGGAGAACAATTAAATTCTACAGTTAATACAGTTTCTATTACTGGAGATTCTAATTTAACTTTATCTACAAATTTATTACAAATAAGTTTAGGAGATGAAAGTGGTTTAGGTAATGCTGATGTTGTATTAACAGCATTAAATATTTTAAATACAACCATTGGAGCTTACTCAATTACTGCAGATGGTAATACATCTGAAATAGTAGTTGGTGATTCAATGAGTTCTGCAACGGGAACATTAACAGCAGATGCTGGAGCTTCATTTGAAGTAACAGGTAATCAAGCTAATATATTAATAGGTGATGAAGTATTAAGTGGTAATGCTACAGTTAATTTAACTACAAATTTATTAAACGTAACTACAGGTACAGCTAGTGGAGATGTAGCTACTGTTATTTTAACAGGCTCTAGTGTTGTAACTACTACAGGAACTGTAACATTTACTATTGATGGATCTGTTACATTAACTGGCGTAAATATGACAACTTCTACAGGCCGTTTATTTGTAAGTGCTTGGGCAGTTGTAGATATAGGGGTAACTAATAACTGGGCGGTTGTTGACATAGCAGCTTAATCAAACTAAAATTAGCTATTATACATAATATTTAAAAGGAATTTATATGGCATCTAGTTATTCTACAGACCTTAAACTTGAGTTAATGGTAACGGGTGAAAACTCAGGTACATGGGGTGATAAAACAAACTCAAATTTAAATTTACTACAACAAGCTATCGCAGGTTTTCAATCTATAGCACTTACATCTACTAATACAACATTGTCAATGACAAATGCTACTATTTCAGATGCAAGAAATGCTATTTTAAAATTTACAGGAACAATTACTGCAAACTGTACAATATTTATTGAAACTGGAATTGAAAAAACTTACATTGTGGATAATGCAACATCAGGAGCTTTCACAGTAGCATTAAATCAAGTTGGAGGATCTTCTGTTATTTGGGATGCAACTGATAAAAGTCATAAAATAATTTATTTAGATGGAACAAATCCTACTGATATAGGCAATGATTTATCTACTATCAGATTACCTAATCAAAACGAAGTTAGATTTGGGGATGCAGATAACTCAAACTATGTATCATTAAAAGCAGGTGCAACAGTTGCATCTAATGTTAGTTTTACATTACCTAACACATTACCTTCATTTAATAATGCTCCTATTGTTGTAACAACAGCAGGTGTTCAAAGTTTTACAGCTTATTCTTTACCAACTGCAGATGGTGCAACAAACCAAGTATTACAAACTAATGGTTCAGGTGCTGTAACATTCGCAACCGTATCAGGTGGAGCAGCTTGGCAAACAGTTAAGACTACAAACTTTACAGTTACTGCAAAAGAAGGTTATTTTGTAAACACAAGTTCAAACAGCACTGCAATTACAGCAACATTACCATCATCACCAACTCTTGGAGACTTCGTATCTTTCATTGATTATGCTGGAACATTTGATTCCTATAATTTTATTATTGGAAGAAATGGAAAAAATATTCAAGGTGTAGCAGAAGATTTAACCGTGTCAGTTGAAAGAGCTGGTTTAACTTTAGTATTTACCGACAACACTCAAGGCTGGCTATTACAGAATAAATAACCATGACTACTTATAAAGGTATAAATGGTTTTGCAGTTCAATCTGTAGCAACAGACCCATCTCCATTAGACGAAGGACAAGTTTGGTATAATAATGCTTCTTATGCTTTTAAGTTGGCAAGTCTTTCAACTGTTGGAACTTTTGCTAGTGGTGGAAATATGAATACAGCAAGAGGTTATATGGGAGGAGTAGGAACTCAAACTGCTACTTTAGCTTTTGGTGGATCATCTCAACCAACAATATTTGCAAGCA